CGTCTATAACTTGTTGTTGGTAGGGAGACATATAAGAAGCAATAGAACCTTGACCGGTCCCCGCTCCTGTGCCCGTTAAACTTCCTAAACCGCCCGCGGCTGTAGCTGCTTGAGTCTGTAATTGATTTTGTGCTGCAATTTGTGGTGCATATTTAGATGGATCTAAACCTTGATAGTTTGCTAATTGACCTGCTAAACCTGCTCCTAATTTATCTACACTAGTAAGTAAAGCTGTTCTAGATCCTGTTAATTGTGGATCATAAAGTTGTCTTGTTTCTTCTACTTCAAAAGAAGGAATTTGTGTTGCTTCAACTATTCTACCTGAACCACCTAAATTTTTTAAAACTTGTGCTTCATCTTTATTAATATATGCAAGAAACTCACCTTTAGGTGCGTGTTCTTCAAGTAATTTTTTTGCTTCTGCTAATTGTTGTTTAGTAGCCATTATGCTTTTGCTTCTAGGTTATTCATTAATTGATACATTCGTTGTGCTCCTTTATTTACACTACCACCACCTGCAGCTCTCACCGCATCGGCAGTCATTACAAATTCATTTTTACTTACTCTTGCTGGTACATCATCAGCTCGTTCTTTAGATCCCATAGGTATCATTCCGCCACCTCTGTAATCCATTTCCATACCTTGAGGTAGTACACTTGTAACACCACCATCAGCAAATGCGTTAGCAAAAGGAGGAACTTCTCTACCTCTACCTGCATCTCCATAAGCACTGGTAGTTGTATCTATAAACATTCCTGGCATAGATTCATAATCTGATTTTTTAATTCTTATTGGACCATCTTCACCCATAATTGTTATATACTCTTCACCAAACATCATATCTTTTTCTTCTTCTATATCTATATTCTCAATTGTTTCATCCATGTTATTAAAATCTGGTCTACTAGCATCCATTCCACCACTTTTTATCATACTCATAATACCTTCCATAATATCACCACCCATGGCATAACCCACTCTACCACCTCTAGCTAATTCATAACCTTGTAGTTCTAAAATTTCATCAATCTCTGCTTGAGTATATCCATAAGCACTCATAGAAGCTGTTACAGCATCAATATATTCTTGAGTTAATCCTCTTCTTCTCATTTCAGCTTCCACTGCTTCTCGTGCTTCATTTCTATCAAATTCTTTTTTCTGTCTTACACCTTCTGCATAAGCTACATCACCAGTTCCTTGTGCTATTGGAGCTGTTGCAGCTTTTCCTAGTATTTCAAAATTTGCTGAAGTTGGATCTAGTTCTAATGCACCACCTAAAGTTCTTCTAGCAGTGCCTAGTTTATCTGCTAGGTTTGCGCTGCCTTCTAAACCAAAGTCAGCTAACTTTCTAAAAAATGTTCTGTCTTTTGGCATTTGATATTTAAAACCACCAATACCTTGTCCCGGCATACTTCCTCCTGGAATTTCTCCTCCTATTGCTGTACGTGAAGTCATATCTCTTAATCTTTGTGAAGCTGATTTAATACCTCTTGAAGCATCTCCTGGAGCAGCTAAAGCTCCCTGGCCTCCTGCTAACAATAAAGATAAAGCATTTAATTCTCCTTCATTGCCTTCTTGTGCTAGTTGACCTATTGCGTTGGCCCCTGCACTTGCTAAACCTCTAGCAGCCATACCTGAAAAAATTCCTTGAGCTGGTAGTAAATAAGGCATGAACGCTGCTGCGTAAGGTAGTAAGGGTTTTAATTCATTAGGAATAAATCTGTCTAAGCCTTTTGAAATAGGTTTTGTTATTTTCTTAATTACTTTTGACATTAATATCCTTTTTTACTTATTCTATAAAACTTAAAATTTTTATCTGATCTCATCCAATTAACTTTTTTAAAATTATGTCTTAACCAATGGGTTATTTTAGCACCATTAATTTTAGAAACAACATCTATCACCCATGCATTAGGTCCACTTTTCCAAGACTCGTTAGGAAAGTCTCCTGTTTTTTTAAACTCTTGTTCTGAGACATTATCTAGATATGCCCAATTTGCAAAAGATACCACTTTGTTGTTCTCCTTAATAATTTTATATTGATTCAACTTAATAGAAGGAAGTATGTGATAGTATAAGTCTTCTCGAGTATACTCTTTATTCCTATCAAACTCTTTATACAAGGATATGATTTGGTGCATATCTTGTAGTTGGCTCTTATTAAATATGAATTTCATAGCAAGGTGGCTACTCTTGTTTATAAGCCAATACTCTTAATTTACTAGGTTTTTAACCACTAGTCAATCTAGAATATATTAACGTCAGCACCCAAAGGTATACTTTCTACAGTAATTTTTACATCTCTTCGTATGTGTTCTGATTTAGTATTACTATCTGGATCCTGTACATCTGCTAACGCTTCTTCATCAGAGTTATACTCTGCTCCTGTTTCCATGTTAGTTAATGTTACCTCACATTCAGGTGTAATTATTGGTGTTTTTTTACCATCAATTACTTCATACCTAACTGAAGCTTTTGTTTCTATAAACGACATTATCTGTCCTCCCTATTAATTTCTAATATAGATGATATTACAAACAGTTCATTAGCATCTCCTGCTTGAACTTTCAAGACTTCGCTTTCTTGCATAATTAAAGGTTCATCTAGTATCTGAACTGTTGCTAAAGCTGCAATAGGTTTTGTTTTGGCAATATTAAAAATTGCTCCTGCAGCATTTACTAAATTAATAGTAATATTAGTTCCACTGTTAGCATCTTCTGTTACTAGAATAGATTTTACAATTGCTCTAGAGTTAGAAGGCACCGAATACAAAACTGTTAAGTCAGTTGTAGTTAAATCTACTTTTGCATTTTTATAAATATTTGCCATTAACCTAATCCATACCAAGTATATCGTTCTTGGTCTTCTTTTAATTGTGTTAAGTATGTAGAATTTAATTGTTCTATGACCGTAGCTATAGCTCTATTAATTTGTCTTTGATTATCTTCTGTGTATTCTCTTTTAGGTTCTGGTAATCTTACTACTATTTTTGTCATTATCTTTTTCCATCTGGTTGTAAATCTACTTGGAATGTACCAAATCTCCAAGACTCACCGGCTGCTGTATTTTCTATTTTTAAATTTGCATATCTTCCTCTAGCACGTGTGTCTATTTTTGTTGTAGAAGAGTTAACTATAAAAGGACTTAAAGGTGAATTAGTTTCTTCACTTGCAGGATAATCTTTAATTCCAACTGTAACATTATTATTACCGTTTAATACTTTAAAGTTAGGTAAGAATCTTCTCATAGCTAGAAATACTTCACTCTGTCCTTGTTGTAAAGGAAAACTAAATGATTGAATAAAAGATGTTAAAGCTGTAGTAGTTCCATCTGGATTAATTTGATCGGTCCCCGTTTCGTGTTCAAAAAATACACTTTGGCCTAATCCATCTTCACCAATAACAGTTGGAAAAGTACCGGTCTGGTCACTATTAAAAGCTGTAGCATAAGGTTTAGGATAAATTAAAGAATCAATCCAAGCAGTTCTTATAGAGTTTTCATTAACTCCTGTATACCAATTACCCATAGGAACTTGTTGTGATTCTCCATAATTATAAGTAACAGATCTATTATTAAAATCATTTGGTGCAGTTGGGTACCACCAAGTTACTTCTGTAAATAGATTATTAATACCTGCATTAATTTGTTGACCCTTAGTAGTTGCACAATCATCATAAACATAATCTTCTACACTACATGGTAATGAGTTTACAGTACCATCAAATGCAAAGAAACCATTGTTAGACATCCAATATGCAACACCATCAATTTCAATAGCTGCATTCATTCCAATCAATCCGCAGTTAGTGCCAACTTGTTCAAAGCCAAATGTAAAAGGTGCTCCTACAAATTTCATAGTGTATAGTGCGTTATCAGTCCATACTAGAATATTTTCTTTTGCAACCAAAGCTCCCATAATTTTTGTACCATCTTGCAGTCTTTGCGAACCGGCTGAGTTAGTTGCCTCAATATCATATTCATTAATAGACTCTGCATCAGAAAACCTAATAAACATATCATCTTGTGTACTAGGATCGCCGATAGTTGTTTCTGTTCCAAAATGAATTAAGTGTCTTGTTGTTGGTGAAATTAAAGTTTGTCTTGTTGAAGTAGGGTTCCCAACTCCTGTTGCAATAGCTGTTTCAAATCCTGATGTTGTTGTAGATGCTCTTGTTGTTGCACCTATGGTTGTGGATAAAGTAGCTGTTGCAGAATTAAAAGTAAAAGTTTTTCCGTTAAAAACGGTTGCAACTAACACCTGACCAAAATTATTTAAAGACCATAAACCAGGTTCCAAAGTAACGGTTGATGCCTCTACTGCATCTCCCCAGCCTGTAAAATCTGTTGCATTAGTAATAGTTGCACCTGTTGAATGAGCTTGACCATTTGATGTACCAGTTGTTGCAGTTCCAAGAGCTCCTCTAGTAATACCTGTTAAAGTATTAGTTCCTTTACCTGTATAGGTAATTAATTCATTACCAACTGCAATAGTTCCTGCTGTTGGAAAACCTGTGTTTGATGTAATATTAATAACAGTTCCTGATCCTGCTGTACCTGCTGTATCAGCAAGTAATGCTCCATTTAAAGTATTAGTTAATGCACCTGCAACAGTCCCTCCATATTGACCAATACCAAAACCATAACCATAAGATTGTGCAGGAGGACCTACTCTTTCATAAGGTTGAACAGTTAACGATCCACCAGTTGATATTACTGCAGTTGCTTGATTAGAAGAATTAATTGTAAATGTTGTAGGAGTAGGTACTGATAAGACTTGAAACAATTGATCTTCAAATTGTGTAGCATTTAATCCAGTTCCGCTAGGTAGTGTTACAGAATCTAATTGAACTATATCTCCTTCTAATAAATCATGATCTGATGTAGTTGTAATAGTACAAAGTTTTGTAGAGGTGCTATTTGTAGCTAATGTAGATGATGTAAAGGTAGTTTGAACACCAGCATTATTACTTCTGTAGGGTGTTATATCAAAAAGTTGTCCTTCAAAATATATAAGTAAAAATTTGTCAGTTCCTATTGCTGTGTATCTGTTTCCTTCTAAGTCAACAAAAGAATGTAGTTTTCTAGCAACACCAACAATACTTTGATTAAGTAAAGATTGCCAACCACCTATTTTTTCTGGAAGACCATATCTAAATCTTACGTTATCTGAATCTACCCAACGACCTGTAGCACCAACACTGGTGTCTTGCTTGTCAATTCCTGGAGCAAATTTAATTTCAGTAAGCATTTATTACCTCTACGCTGTATTGGTTTTATATGCCCAACCTCTTGTTGAATCTATATAGACTAAAGTTATTGCTTGACCATTAGTAGATAATGCTAAATTATTTGTACCTGAGTTAATAGGTTGACTGTTTCTTTCAACAGTAACATTGTTAGACGCAAAAGTTCCCCTTGCATCTATAATTACTACTTCATCACCTATTGCAGGAGATGCAGGTAAAGTAATTGTAACGGTTGTTTGAGTTGTATCTACTAAAAGTTGATCTCCAGCAACTGCTGTAAGAGTTGTTATTGCAGACGAAGTTACAGTAAAATATGATTTTTGAGTAATAGCTTTAGAAGTATTAGTTCCATCTGATTTAAGTAACATAACTGCTTTATTTGGAATAGCAACGGGAGTTGATGATCCTGCTGTTTTAACACTTAAAGTATATTTGTTTGCTGTAGTTCTATCAGTTGCATCTTCTATGATAAAAACTCTTTCAGAACCACTAGGCATAATTAAAGTTTGATTACGAGCTAATGTGCCTGTTAATTTAAAATATAAATTTTTACCATCAGATACTGCACCATCTGTTAAGGCTACGGTAATGTCAGAACTACCTGTCATTGCTAAAGATAAGTAACCAGAAGCTGCTTGTTGTAAGATTTGTAAATTAGTATTAGTAATTGATCCCCATAGACCAGCTTTTTCACCGGTTGTAATTAATTCTAATTTTAAATCGTTTGAATAAGTTGATGCCATATTAGTAAGGTTCTATCTCCGTCCAAGTCATGTTTACACCAGGAATAATTTCATTCCAAGTAATAATACCAGGTTCCCCTGTGTTTGCCGTTAACTGCGATCCTGTTGGACTTACAAGTGCTGTTCCTGTTACTGTAACACTTCCTGTTGATAAGGTCAATGCATTTCCAGTAACCGCTGCTGTTACATCTATTATTACTGTAGGACTTCCTACTCCAAGAGTTACTTGCGATCCTGTTGGATTAACTACTGCTGTTCCTGTAACTGTTACTGTGCCTGCTCCAAGAGTTACTTGAGAGCCACTAGGATTAGCTGTTGCATTTGTAGTAGCTGTAGCAGTACCAATTCCAATACTTAATGCATTACCACTTACATTTATAAGGACATTAGGGTTAAAGAACGATGTCGCTATTGGAGCACCGGATAAGGAAGTTAGTCCGAGCATGGTCTATGCTCCCGTTAATGCTTTTATCTC